AGGGTGCCACCAATGCCAACGATCCTGAACTTCGAGCATACGATCAGGCTGTTGCCGCAGTTGACGAACTCAAAGCAAAATTCACTACCTCTGGCACACCAGAATCAGAACTAACAGGTGCCGAACAACAGTTGGCTTTGGCTGCTGCCTGGAAGCAAGTGATTCCGACGATTACACCTAAAGTCAAAAAACTTCGTGCCCAAAACCTTCCAACCGTTTTAGGCAAATATGGAGAGCTAGGAACGTTAACAAATTTTGTTCCTGTTTCTGATGTCGAAAAGAATGTTGGCTCGGCAATATCCGAAGCAAACAAATTGGCTGAAATTGAATTCAGTACAGAACAAGTTGAAGCAACAGACAAGTACGGTCGCCCAACCTCCTACACTCGTTTGCGCGATCAAGAACAAAGCAACCAGCTGTCTCGTTTTAAGGATCGTGCTACGCAGATTGCCAATGCAACACCCGAACAGGCCGCCACCCTTGTTGGCGTAAACGTTACTGGCCCTACAAGTTCGATGGCTGCCAAAGAGGGCGGTACGCAGAATGTTGTTGCTGCTCCAGTTAGACCTGCTGCTGCGGCAAGGACTGCTGGCAAGACTGCGGTTACTCCAAAAACTTCTGCTGTTACTGCTGCGCCCCCAGGTGTCCGTGGCGGTTTGGTTATCCCAACTGTCACAACTACACCCACGGGTGGCGGTGGAGGCGGTGGCGGTTCTAGCGTTGGTTCGGTTAAACCAGCAAAACCTAAAGGCGTTTCGGCTGATGCTTGGAAAGATATTTTGCGTCAAACGTTTCCTTCGTACACAAACGAATGGTTGAGCGATAACGCAACCACCCATTTCGGCCCTGACCTTATTGCTTTGATGGTCGAGGCTTCTAAGCCAAACGGAAAATACCAGGGCCTAACAACGGAAGAAGGCAAACAGGCTTATGCCCTTGCGTTAAAGCAAACAGTTTATTACACGACAACTGAGACAAATGCTCGTGATTTCGACCAACAGACAACAGCGAACAAAGAGTCTTTGATTAGGCGAAAGAAACTGGAGATCGCTGACGCGTATGGAGACATCGGTTTTGATGATGCAACTCTAACTTCGCTGGCTACAGACGCAGCTCGCAAGGGTGTTACTGGTTTGGGTTTGAAGCAGGCAGTTTATTCGGGAACGTTTAAGCAACAGGCTGCCCAACCTGCGTTGGCTGGTCGGGCGTTGGAAGGTGCTGACGCTGATCGAATTCGCCAGTTGGGTAAATCGTGGAATACAAAAGTTTCTGATGAGCAAATCAAATCTATTTTGACTGGCTCACCGATGGCTGGGTCTGGTCTTGTTTTGACTGAGGAAGGTTTGCGTCAACAGTTGCAAAAGAAGTGGTCTGGGGCTATGCCTCATTTGTCCTCGCAGTTTGATGCTGGTTTGACTTTGGAAGATATTGGTTCGACGTATCGTGAGTATGCTGCTCAGTTGTTGGAGCAGACGCCAGATCAGATCAACATGTTTGATGGGCCGTATTTGCAGGCGTTTGGTTCTTCGGAGTCGGGTCAGTTGTCTTTGACTGATTGGACTCAGAGGGTTAAGTCTGATCCGAAGTTCGGTTGGCAGTATACGAAGCAGGCCAATCAGCAGGCTACGGATGTTGCTTTGACTTTGGCTAGGGCGTTTGGGAAGGTTGGCTAGTTATGTCTGACATGGGCAACATTGATTTAGGGGCGTTAGAGCAGACGCTTGCCCCTTTGTATGAACAGTTTGGGCAAACCCCACCACCAGCGGTTCCTGGTACACGGGGGCCAACACCAGCTGAATTGCAGCAGCAGTCTGATGCTTTGTATAATTACCGAAATAGTTTTCTTATTTCGGCTTCGGGTGGCGGCGATGAGGGTGGCGAGACCGAAGAAGAAAAGCGAATACGATTGGCTAATGAGCGTGAGGATGCTCGTGATTTGGCAACATCGGTTAAACGGCAACGGGATGCCCGATCAACTATTGACACAGTTTTGGCGACATACGGCCTAGAAGGACTATCGGATTTTGTTTATACAGAGATCATTCAAAAAGAAACAGTAAACATCAACAACCCTGACGCAATCATTTTTGCTATCCGTGAACAACCAACCTACAAGAAAAGGTTTGCTGGGAACGCTGCCCGTGTCAAGGCAGGTTTAGCAGAATTAGACCCAGCCTCATACATCGGTTTAGAAAACCAGTACCGCGAAACCCTCCGATCAAATCTTGGGCCAGAAATGTCAGGTTTTTATGATGAGGATTCAGACTTCCAAGCTTTGATCGAAGGCGACGTTTCACCATCAGAACTAAACGAGCGTGTCCAGCAGGGTTATCGTGCTGTCGCTGACGCTGATCCTGAAGTGAAACGCCAGATGCAAACCCTGTACGGTGTTGGTGAATCTCAACTGGTCGGGTTCTTTCTTGACCCTAAGAGGGCAGCCCCGATACTTACCCGTCAGGCTCGTGCCGCACAGATCAGCGCAAGAGGTTTGGAACAGGGCAACATTCAACTCACTTCGCAACTCGCTGAAGACCTAGCCCGCCGTGGAATCACCGAGGCAGAAGCACAAGCAGGATTCACGGAGGTTGGTCGATTGGGCGAATTGGCTCAACAGTTCGCAGGTGAAGCAGCAGTCAGCCAAGAAGGAATAATCGGTGCAGCGTTCGGTACGGATGTTGCCGCTAAACAAGAACTAGAGCGTCGTAAGCGTTTGCGTCTAGGTGAGTTCCAGGGTGGCGGAACGTTCGCTTCCGCGACAGGCGATGTAGCAGGATCAAAACGTTTGGGTATCGGCACCGCAGAGTAGGGCTACTTGACACGCTGACAGTGAGCGTGTGTATACTGAGAGTGTTCTAACAAGGACACCATCGGAAGTCCCCCGTCTTCGATGTTCCATAAGGGGCGAGATTTGCAGCCATTTTGACTCCTCCGGTCAGGATGTGGGCAGAAGGAGTGGGTCATGTCGGATTCAAACTATGAGTTTGAGGATGAAGTGGAAGACCAAGCAACACGGAAAGACCCAGTTCGTGCGAGAATGCGCGAGTTGGAACAACAGGTAAAGGCGTTTGAGGCAAAAGCCAAAGAAGCCGAAGCAGCCCAGCGAGAGTTGGCGTTTGTGAAAGCAGGAGTTGATCCTGATTCCGCAGCAGCCAAGTATTTCGTTAAAGGCTACGACGGTGAGTTGACACCTGAAGCGATCCGTGCGGCAGCCGAAGAAGCAAATCTCGTATCTTCTGAAAAGAAGGAAGCAGCTGGTGAACAGCAGGCTTGGAATCGGGTGGCGCAAGCCTCCCGTGCAGGCGAGACAAGCGAACCGCCTGTCGATTATGTGCAACGGTTTAACAACACTAAATCCGCAGACGAAGTTATGGCCCTCATAGCCCAGGCAAGAGCAGAAGCAGAAAAATACTAATCACTCTCCAGTAGGCGCACTACCTTCTGGGGCTACCCAAAAGGAAACATAGTGGCTGTAACACAAGCAAGTTCACTCAGTGTCGATCAGGCGGCGTATGACAGGTTGGCGTATTTCGCCCTCCGTTCAGAAATGCTGTTCGATCAGGCAGCAGATGTTCAAGCAACAAATCAGGCTATGCCTGGTTCTTCGGTGATCTTCACGATCTTCGCAGACCTCGCAGCAGCAACTTCAACCCTCAGCGAAACTGCTGACCTTACCCCAGAAACGATGAGCGACAGTCAAGTGACTGTAACTCTTGCTGAGTATGGCAACACGGTCAACACAACTGCAAAACTCCGTGGAACTTCGTTCTTGGATGTTGATGCAACCGCAGCAAACTTGATCGGCTACAACGCTGGTATCTCGATTGACACGGTTGTTCAAGAAGTGCTTGCTGGCGGAAGCAACGTTGCCTACGGTGGTGGTGGATCAACCGATCCTTCAAGCCGTGTAACGGTTCAGGCTGAAGACATCATTGAAGCCAACGACATCCGTAAGCAGACTGCTGCTTTGCGTGGTGCCAACGTTGCAACTTTCAACGGTTACTACATGGGTTACATTCACCCAGACGTTTCCTACGACTTGCGCCGTGAAACCGGCAACGCCTCGTGGAACGCTCCACACGTTGCTGTTGACACAGCCAACATCTACAACGGCGAGATCGGAACCTTTGAATCAGTACGATTCATTGAAACCCCTCGTGCAAAGGTGTTCGCAAACGCATCAAACGGAACCAGCACAACTGGAACGATTGACGTGTATTGCACACACATCATGGGTCGTCAGGCTCTTGCAAAGGCATACAGCCAGATTGATGGCAATGGTGCTTTCGCAAAGGTTGTTCGTGGCCCAGTGGTTGACTCGCTCATGCGTTTCAATCCAATCGGTTGGTATTGGCTTGGTGGCTACGGTCGCTTCCGCGAAGCATCGTTGCGTCGCATTGAGTCATCTTCCAGCATTGGTGTCAACTCTTAATTAAGAGTTAGGTACCTCGCGTTCGCGGGGTGGTTCAGGTTCCCCTCGACCTGGGCCACCCCGCTTTTGCGTTGGTGTATAGTCTTTTAGACGAAAGGTTTGTATGTCGATTTCTAATTACGCTGAACTCAAAATTCTTGAACATACGACAGGCAAGACTGCTTGGACTATTCCTACGAACGTGTATATCAAGTTGCATACGGCTGATGCTGGTGAGGCTGGCACTACTGCTGCTGCTACTGAGACAACTCGTAAGGTTGCTGCTTGGGCGACTGCTGCTTCTGGTTCTATTGCTACTTCAGCGACTTTGGAGTGGACTAACGTTGCTGCTACGGAAACTTATTCGCATTGGTCTATGTGGGATGCTTCTACTGCTGGTAACTGTTTGTGGACTGGTGCGTTGTCTTCTTCGGCAGCGGTAACTGCGGGCGACACCTTTCA